TGCTGGGCGTGCTGCTGGCGGAGGCAATCCGCCGCGATACCGAAGGTACGGCGACCGCTTTCATGCAGGAGCTGCTGACCCGCCACCAGGCCCTGGTGGCTGCCGGCTTTGCCAACATGGAGCGGGCAGCTGAACTGCGCGCACAGATCGAGTTAGGCCAGCCTTTTGACTTGTCCGCCGGATGGGTCAATGAGCTTTCGTCGTGAGTGGAGACGCGGGCCTTATGCGGGGGGCAACAAGATGCTTATAGTTCCTAGGCGCAGGACGGCAAGCTTTGAGCAGCTTCTGCTAGATATATATCCGGGCGCAGCATTCGCCTACGATCTCCAGCAGCTTAGGACTGGAGTGACAAATGTAGTGGACGTGAGAAGATCCAGTGATAATGCAGTCCTTGCGTTTACAGCGCAACAAATAGTAGACGGGACACTACTTTCCTGGGTGGGGGCTGGGAACAATGCCTTTGTCCCCCGAAAATATGACCAGACGGGAAACGGTCGTCATGCAACTCAAACAGTGCCAGCCAACCAGCCGCAAATCGTTGCCAATGGTGCACTGGTCACTACAAACGGGAGGCCGGCGCTTCGATATAACGGCTCGACTCAGCGAATGGATATTCCCACTACGCCATTTTTAATGAACAAATTTTACGTTCACACTGTATCTAAGGCGGATACAATGACAAACCGAGTTGTATTTTCTTGTCCTGGCGACAACAGGGTATATGCGCCAGTCGTTGACGGCTCATACTATGGCGGCTACATGGCAAATGCCTTGGCTTTTAATTTTGGTTCCGCTGGTGTGACAAACCAATATTTAATGCAAATAAATGCAGGCGCGTCATTGTGCAATGCCTGGAGAAATAACACCGCGTCAACGGCATTAGCCAGCTCATCGGCAGCCGAGGCCGGCAACAACCTGTCCCTTGGTTCGTACGAAAAGGACGGGGTGCGTGCGAGCTACTGGCTGGGAACAATACAAGGATGCGTTTTCTACGCATCAGATCAATCCGCCAACCGAGCCGGCCTCGCTGCGGCCGTGAACGCGCTCTATGAAATCTACTAAGCTTGATGCTCCAGTTCCCGACTCTTAAACTGCGCTTCGCATTGCACCCCTGTAGACTTCGCCCACGGCCGGAGCCCGCATGCTCACAGCATTGGCCAATCCCTAAATTTAGCTTTGCTTGATAATAGAATTACAACACTGATCACTGCTTTCGCTTCCGCGATTCCTTGAGCATACAAGCATGACACACCCCCGCACCCAGATTCGTCAGGCAGTTGTCGAGCACCTTCGCGACGCCACCGATGCAGAGGAGCGTGTGTTCACCGGCCGCATCATGCCTCTGGCAGAACCAGATCTGCCAGCAATCATCATTCACACGCGCGATCCGGAAACAATCATCAGTCGCAGCGTTTCTGGCTGGAACGGCTTTGAGCAGCGTCGTTGCATTGTCTCCGTCGTCTGCATCACTCAACCATTCGATGACATCGATGCAGAGCTTGACGCCCTTTCCGCTCAAGTAGAAGCCGCCCTCCAGGCCTGGATCATCCCAGGCTTTGAATCCAGCGACGTTCTCCTGTTGGAGACCAGCACCACGGATCCAGAGTTTGACGGCAGTCTCACCACCGCTGCTACAACGTTGCGCTACGCCATCACCTATCGCACGCCATATCGCGATTGCAGCAATCCCTACGTTCAGGAAGATCCGGACACCATCAACCAAAGCGGAGCCTATCCTGGTGGCCAAGTCGTTGCCGGCTGCCCGGCAACCAGTACAGGCGAGGTCTGCCCCATCGGAGAGGCCGAGCTGTTCTCACAAGAGGGGCCAATCAACTGATGTCCACCCGCAAGCGCGCACGCACTGATGACGGCCAGTTCAAGGCCGATGATCCGGCGACTCCACAGGATGAAGCCTTCGTCGCACAGGAGCCCAAGCTGCCAGTAAACGTTGCCAGCCTGGCAACCTTCATGCGAATCGAGCAGCCGGACACAGACCGGCTCGCCTCTTCCCTGGATCTGGCAAGGGCCGCAGCCGCCAGCATCATTGGCCGCCCGGTGCGCGAAGCAGAATCTCACAACATCCGCCATGGCATCCACATGCTGGCTGCGCAGCTCCTGCTCAAAGATCAGCTTGATGCCGCTGTTCCCACAGGTGCGGCGATCCCCAGCATGGTGCGGTATCTCTGGCATGGTGCACGCTGATGCTCAGCCTCCACCGTTCAGATCAGCTGACCAGCGGAGTTGGCTCACCGGAGGCAACGGACCACGGGCGGCGCATCGCCAACGTCGCGCGCTATGGCACCGTGGCGGAAGCGGACTACAGCGGCGAGACGGCGGGCTTCCCCGCGATCCGCGTCAGCCTGCAGGACGGCGCGATCCTCACGGACTGGCTGCCGTGGTTCAGCCCTCGCGCGGGTAAGGACCGCGTGTGGGATCCTCCTGAGGTGGGAGAGGTGGTGATGCTCCTGGCCCCTTCGGGCGAGCTCAGCAATGGCGTCGCCATCCCCGGCCTGTTCAGCGACGGCAACGCCAACGGCGATCGGGCAGGCATCCACCGCCGCACCTATGACGACGGCACGGTGGTTGAATACGACCGCGAGACTCACACGTTCACGGTCGACGCCAGCGCCAGCAACTCCGAGGTGGTGTTCAAGGCCAAGCGGATTCGGCTTCGCACCGCCGAGCTGAGCGTCGATGCGGAGACTGGTGACGACGACCTGCCTGAGGCCACCATCCGGGTGAGGCGGTTGGTGGTGGAGGCCGAGGAGGTCATCAGCCTGTCGGCCCCCCAGCTGCTGCTCAACCCGGGGGCCTGATGCCAGCCGTCATTCGGATTGGTGATCCAGGCAGCCATGGTGGCGAGGTCACCACTGGCAGCCCTGACACCCGCGCCAACGGCATCGCGGTGGCGCGGGTGGGGGACACCTACAACTGCCCGATCCACGGGCCCAACGCCATCACCACCGGCAGTGCTGACACCACGGCCAACGGCCAGGCCGTCGCCCGCGTGGGAGATCAGACTGCATGTGGTGCCACCCTCCAGGGCGGCAGTCCTGATGTGGAGGTGAACTGATGGCAGGCATGAGCCGTGACACTGGCAAGGCAATCGGTGGGTTCGACCATCTGCGGCAGTCGATCGCCGACATCCTCTCCACTCCGATCGGCACCAGGGTGCACCGCCGCGACTACGGCAGTCGCATCCCCAGCCTGGTTGATCGGCCGATCAACAGCAGTTTGGTCACTGAACTCACGGCCGCCGCTGCAGAGGCGCTTGATCGTTGGGAGCCCCGCCTCCGCCTGGAACAGATCAAAATCGACAGCGTGACGGCTGATGGTCACATCAGCCTTAGCCTGGTGGGGTACTACCTGCTCAACGGGCAGCAGATCGAGATCGAGGGGCTTGTGATCTGATGACCGCGATCGACTTCAGTAGCATTCCAGACCCCACGATCATCGAGGCTCTCGACTACGAGACGATTCTTCAGGAGATGATCGCTGATCTCCAGGCCCGCGATCCCAGCTACACCGAGATCCTGGAAAGCGACCCTGGCGTGAAGGTGCTGGAGGTTGCCGCGGCCCGCGAATTGATTCTGCGTCAGCGGATCAACGATGCGTTGCGTGCCACCCTGTTGCGCTATGCCGCAGGCGCTGATCTGGACAACCTGGCGGCCTTCTACGCCGTCACCCGCTTGGCGCAGGAGGGTGATGAAGCGCTGCGCCTCCGGACGATCGAGCGCATCATGGGCAGCAGCACCGCCGGCGGCGCGGCCTGGTACCGCTACCAGGCCTTGAGCTCCAGCGAGCTGGTCAGGGACGCGGCGGTCAGCTCCCCCGCGCCAGGGGAGGTGTTGGTTAACATTCTGTCCACTGCGGGCGACGGCACGGCCAGCAACTCGCTGCTTGCTGCTGTTGACGCGGTGCTCCAGAGCGACATCGTGCGGGTGATCACCGATGTGGTCACCGTTGCGAGCGCCACGATCAACGTGGTGCCTGTCACAGCAGACATCTATCTCTACCCAGGCACGCCGATCGCCGTGTTCAATGGGCTCCAGGCCAGGCTGACCGAAGCATTTGCTGTTGCCTCCGGCCTTGGCTGGAACGTCACCCGCTCGTGGCTGATCGCTCAGCTCCACCCGGGTGGTGTGCAGCGCGTGGTGCTGACGGCGCCTGCGGCTGATGTGATCTGCGGCCCCAGCCAAGCTCCTGCTCTTGGCGCGATCTCCCTGACGATGGCGGGGCGTGACCAGTGAGCCTGTACGACCTGCTCCCGCCGAACGCGACGGCCCTGGAGCGCGACTTCTCGCGCGCGGTATCCAGCCTGCAGCGCGCTGGCGGGCCGTTGCCAATCGTCCGCACCGCAAAGCGGGTCGACATTCCGGACTCAGTGTTGCCGTGGCTCATCTTCGAGTATGGCCTAGGGGAGATCCTCCCCTACCTGGGTGACAACCAGCGTTTGGCCCTGGCCGAAGGCGTGCTGTGGCAGCGGATTCGCGGGACCCCTGACGCTGTTCGCATCGCCCTGGGCTGGATCGGTGTGTCCGGTCTCATCGATGAGTCCGAGGCCGGCTCTTACCGCTGGGCCGAGTACCAGTTGGGGCTGGAAGAGGCGACCTCCGGCGAGGAGATCATTGACAACATCGTCGGCGTCAGTCGCATCAGTTCGCCGGTTCGATCACGACTGCAGCGCATCTATGCGGTCTATGACATCCGCCAACTGGTGTGGGATCAGGGGCT